GGAAAGTCTGGCAAGCATTGAACAACCAGACTCGTTTCTTCAACGCTATACCAAGGGTCGTATGGGGCAATACGGCTGGTTGGCGTATTAGGTCAGCAAGGACAAGTGATGCTGCTGACCCTCGTTCTTTACCAATTACTGAGACAGGCGCACTGCCAGATATCGATATTTCGGACATCCAGACTGTGAACAGTCTACCTCGTATAGTTGGTACTACATTCGGTGCATCTGTGAAGTCGGTCTTCACAGCACAGCTCGAAGGTGGTGTCGGTGACGTACTAGCATTAGAGAATGAGAACGCCCAGCTTGACCACGTAAAAGAGATTCAAGAAGAGTTGTTAGCTGGTAGTGGGTACTTACTTAAGCTGGCTGGTCTTGGCACTACCACATTTCAAGTTGCTAGTTCTAAGATTGCTAAGTACTTTAAGAAGGGCGACCTACTTACTGACAGGCATGGAACTTCTGGTGCTGCTCAGAACGCAACCCCAGCTGCTGGTAGCTATGGAGATGTATTGTCAACTTCTGGAAGTACGGTTACTACAGCTAATGCCGGTACAGCATATACCGAGAATGGTGTAGTAAGCCATTATTCAAGAGCTGGTTTTACATCTCTGGATGACATTGTTAATGAAAATAATGTAAATAGAGGTGGTGGACATGCTGATGGTGGTGCTTATGTAAGAGCCTACAATCTATCAAAAGATGGTAGGACAGCAGGAGATTGGAACTCAGGTGCTACTGTACAAGGAAATTCTGGTGTAGGAAGAGACTTAACTCTTACTCATCTAGATACTTGTATACAGAAGATTAGGGAGAACGGTGGTGAACCTAAGTTAATCCTTATGGGACACGACCAGTACTTTAAATTAGAGAGGCTCCTAAACTCTCAGCAAAGGTACATGGGACAGGAAGAGTATCAGGTTGGTGTGGGTTCAGAACGAACCTTCCCCGGTACTCGAACTGGTTTAGTACTAGCTACTTATCAGGGTATACCAATTATGCCAGATGCAGACGTTGCTGTTTCTAGCGACACAGGTGACAACCAATTAGGTACTAATGTGTATGTTCTAGATACAGACTACTTAGAAACAGCGATTGCTCAACCTACTCAGTACGTTGAGAACCGTGACTTCTTTGCAGCTGACAAGCTGGTAGTTCGTGGCTTGCTCTATACAATGGGTGAATTACGATGTAAGAACTTCTTTGTTCAAGCTAAAATTACAGACTTGAATACATAAGTTTAAGGAACTTTTTCGTAGGGGTGGGGAACAATTTCCACCCCTACACTTTAAAATATTAATGTAATGTATGGTGGAATAATGCGAAGTGTATATATAGATGGTGTGTATCAGAGTCTGGATATTCAGACAAAAAGGATGGTCGGAGAAGTTATGACTTTGTTGGAGGCTTCTTTAGAAGAAACCCCAGCAACCCTAGCTTTAAAGAAATCCATAAAGCAGACCATCTGGCGTACAAATCGTAGTGTTCAAGAGGACTTGAATAGTATGTCTTTTAACGACACGGAGGAATGAAATGAAACATACGTTTACACAAGCAGCTGCGACTGGTGATACCAGAATTCTGGCACGGTCTGCAATGGGGTTCGATTGGAACTATTTTGTTGCAGGAGAGTATCAAATCTTTAAACATGGAGATAATGAACTTATTTCCAGTACTAAAGATGTGCCAGCCGGGGCTGGGTTTGATAATGGAACTTCCTTGCATAAAACATCAGTAGTACGAAATGGTGATGTGATTCTTACAACAATTCTTATTGACCTTACAGATTTAAATTCTGGAGGCACAATTCTTGATATCATTGGTAAAGCAGATACTGGTTACTCTCATATAGGACAAGTAACTACTGCTGTGAATGGGGTAATTCTAGGAGGACGAATGAGTTGTCTAGAAACTCCGGCAACAGGAGAGCCTGATATAGACCTTTATTCAGCTACTGAAGCTACTGGAGCAGAAGAAGCTTTAGTGACAGGTCTTACTCAAACTGAAATATCAGCTACTGGAGCAGACTGGACACCAGCCGTAGCTCCTAAACTTTTTGGAACTATTGTTGCTGACCAGTACTTATATCTTGTTACAGGTATTGGTTCATCAGATAATGCTACATATACAGCCGGTAGAATAATGCTTGAATTATGGGGTTATCCAACATAATAGGATAAATTAGATAACCATCCCCCATAGGGGGGATGGTTATACTACATCAGGGGGGAACAATTAATAATTGAATAAGAAAGCCGTTGATGTAAACTTAGCAGTCTATATGGAAAGGTTAGATACCTATATAGAAACACAAGAAAAATTAAACATTACTTTATGTCAAGGGCTGGAAAGAGTCCATGATGAACTAGATGAACTAAAACATTGGCGTACAAGATTTTATGGAGCCAAATCTTTAGCTATGCTTGCAGGAATACTATTCGGTCATGCAGCAGTTGTAATGGCAACAGTAGCAGGATTGATAACATTATATAGAGACTAGGAGATTAATATATGGCTAACGAAATACATACCGATTTTAGAGGATGGGACACAGATTTTTCTACTAGACAGTCCGTACATCCTTTTGATAGATTTAAAGCATTTAACCTTACAGAAACTGCTGTAGCAGCAGCCGACTTATTTACAACAGGTAGGAATGCTGTAGGCACACGGTCAGCAGTAAACTTATTCACGAACCCAAGATTTGGGGCTGCTGATGAGTCAATGTTTACTGACGTAAGCGCACCATCAGATATAAGTACGGCTGTTACAGCAGCCCTTGGAACCAGCACACTACGGGTACAACCGGGCAGTGCAGCAGTAGACCTAGGGGTTCATTGGCCATCTCCTACAGTAAATTACAATGCCCACAAAGACCAATGGCTTTCTGTTTCATGTGAGCATAGGGGACACTCAGCAGCTGGGGCCGTTATACTTGAGATTTTTCCTGCAACAGGAACTATGGAAGCTGCTACAGCACTTGGCACATCTGGTAATTCTACCAATGCTGCTTCATACAAAAGAATGGAGGCTGTATATAGAATACCAGCAGGAACTGCTGCTGCTACTTATAGGTTCTCTGTAACCACTAATGCGACAAATGATACTGTTTTTTACATTGATAAGATTGGGGTTGAAATAAGGGAAGACGGCCCGAATATATCTACGTATATAGATGGGGATAATGGGCCTGACCATTTTTGGGAATCAACCCAGAATGCTTCTGTATCATTTAGAAAAGCAGGTATGACCCTTATTAAAGGATTAGTATTAAAGAACAATTCTGGTACGGCAGAAGAATT